CTCCTCTGTAACTTCATCGACACACTCTTGAATTCTTGCATTAGTTGTAGGGAAAGAATGAAGATTTGGTGGAATCTGTGGTGTAGGGGATTTCATAATCCTCACCGAACATTTCGTAGTAGAATTCACTAAAGATAGCGAAGTCGTCGGGAGTTTCGGTGTTCCAGACTTTGAGAATTTCGTTGTAGATGTTCATGTTAGCGTGAAGATAGTTTTTGATGAGAGACATAGATCAGCAAGCAAGACACATTGCGGTGTTAAGGAGTTGCGGAATCATCGAATCATCGGTGATTTGATAACCATAACCCTCAACGCGAGAATCAATCTCATATGCCATATCTTTCTTGTTGATGTAACGCTTGGATTGAGTTGCACCGACGAAAGTTACAACTTTGAGCATGAGACGGTTGTGAATAGTTCCGTCGGCAAACTTGACGGGGTAGAAGTCAACAACCATGTTGCCGTCTTTGGAGGTGAGTTGCATGAGAAGAGAGGCGTTCCTTTGACTCTTCTAATATGGCACGGATCAGACCGAAACGCAAGGGGTAGTGGACAGTTCGCTCACTGGCACACTGCTGCGTTCTCGTATGCTTTGATTGTTCCTCTCCATGCTTGCCATGATTGACGTGAATTGATATAATTCCACCCAGCATCTTCTGCTGCAAAATAACTTTGATACTTTGTTCTGAATGTCTTATAGTGATGCTCAATCACTCCCTGTGTATCAAACTTAGTGGAACTATAGACCGAAACGCTATAGTTGTCGCATCCGTGGCTAACATAAACGGGGGATGGATTAGTGCCCTTAAAGATCATGGTCTTTCTCCAGTTGTTCGGTAAGAAATTGTATTTGAAGGTCAATCTCCTTGAGTTTCTCTACTAGATCAGAGCGTCTAAGTTGTAACTCAAGGATCGAACGTTTCAGGTCATCGTTCATTGAAGAACATAACAATAGTCAATCGAATTGACGCACCATCCTGTTGCATTTGTAATCTCTTCTACGAGATCATCAGCATCACTTGCTTCCCACGTTGTACTTAATGTCTCTTCAATAATAGTTTGAAAATATCCTGGTTCCTTATCATAAGAAGCAGAATCATCAAAATTAAACTCGATCTCAGTAACTCGGAATTGCATTGGTTTGTAGATAGAAAGTTTGTTGAGTTGACGTAACGAATCAGAAAAAATGTCTCTCATCGGATATACAGGAAGGAACCATAAGCATCAACAACTTCAGGGGTTTCTACAAGTGATTCAATATAGAAACGAATACCTTTCGCAGGTGCTTTGTATGATGCAGGTTTGTAACATGCACCGGTCTCTTTATCGACGAACATGAACACACCGTTAGATTGAATCTGGTCAGGATATACGTTGCTATCCATCACTTTGATATACTTTCTGCCAACCTTATAGGTCAGTTTGTGATAGAATCTGCGACCCGACTCAATAGCATCAACTTTCCACTGATTGTTGACAACTTCGAGCAGGCACTCGGTGAGATACTCTGCTTTGTTTGTAGGAGCACAAAATGTCATGATGTTTGAATGTGTGATGGGTGAATGTAAGGGTTGAAATCAGAAAGGGTTTGACCAGTTGAACGCTTGGTTGTCAGTGACATAACCATCTTCGTTCAATCGATCAACAAAGTTGTTCCAAGATTCACGCTTGGCAATCACATCACCACGGCGATTGGGGTTTTGTTTGACATAAAGTTGCCAGTTGAAGCGGAACTGTTGAAGAACCTGTGCTTTGGTGCAACGCATGTGAGGGGGACTCCCTTGACTACTCCTATAGTATGGCACCCCAAGCGGCAAAGCGCAAGGGGTAGTGGACACTTCGATCAACTGGCACAGGAGAACCGGGTATTGTTGAAGTTGGCATGAGAGAATGACGAACGATTGACTAACTTAAACATGCCATATTCATTGGTGCGAACATACCCTTCGCCACCACATTGCTTACGACCGATGAAAGCTTTAGGTCCATTGTTACGCATCAGGAACAACATATCGTCCTTGATTGACTTGACTAATGACCACAAACGCAGCAAATTTAGATCGACTTGATTAGCAAATGACAGTGCCTCTAGCGTGATGTCATCAATATCCAACCCAGCACGAATGATGCTGTTAAGTTGTTGCTGAATCTGACGTGATTGCTTCGCGTCGATGAACTCACACATGGTAGACATTTGACGAGCAAAAGATACAATCTCATCAAAATCTTCATCGAGTTGCCATACACGAGGACGGACATACTTACAGCGGTCAGTATCAGTGAAGTCGTAATCTACCAACGGGTGAGCAACAGCATCACGCAGGTCATTTGTGTCCGTTGTGTAGATTGTGTGAGGTGCTACGATAATATCCTGATGGATAATATCATCAAACACATAGGTCAGCGTATTAGGTGTGAAAGTATCATCACCACCAAACCCAATAAAATCACATTGTATAATACCGGTGGTAGGAGTGAGGCAATCAAGAGAATGATGCAGAATTTTAGCAACTGCCCCAGTGTGATTTTGCTCAATTTCTTCATGCGTTTGGTTAATCTTGATTTTGACTTTGTTGAAGACACTTTTTGTACCGACGAAGAACTTTCCATTAGCAGGGTTTGTACCATAAACAATAGCGGGAGCACCATCAATCTTTACTGATAAATCACTATCAGCAAGAAACCAATCGAGTGCAGAAAGATCACCAGTAAGGATGGAATCTTCGGGATGTTGGAGGTGTGTGTTTTTCATACTTATAGTGTGGCACAGTATGGGGCAAAAGTCAAGGGATCTGCTCCGGTTCTCCGACTGTCACACAGGAAGACGGGCGACCGATCTTTTCTTTCTATGCTTTTCGATGAAATTATGGGCGCTAGTTGAGTTTCTGCATTTTTTGAGTTGTTTCCCTTGGTGGATGACCATAAGACCCTTGCCGCAGGGAACAGCAGCATAAAATCCATTTATGTCATCCCAGTCCCCAATAACAAACCCCAAGGGTCCACATTGTGGGTCAAGTATGCTACTGTTTGTTGGTTGCTGACTCATTTGCGTACCTCACTGATAGCTGGTTGACCTTGATTGAACACGACATCAACAACTGCCTGTACCTTACGAGCGGTGGAAATGCCAACAGAATCATAACATGGGCACACAATTAATCCAAACGTCTTCTGATCGCCGCCTAGACGTATCACGCGACCGATAGATTGACTAATTGAAATATAATCCATGTTACGCATAAACACAACTGCCTCAAGACCATTGACATTGATACCTTCAGACAGAATACTGTGGTGCATAACTACAAACTTTTTGTCAGGATCTTTGCCCCAAGCGTTCAGCGTGTCGAAGAACTTCTCACGGTCAACCTTTTCGCCATCAATGATTGCACCAGTCTTAGATGTGATTGTCATCCAAGAATAACCACGTTGAAAGAGTTCAATGCAGAACTGTGACTGAGAAATAAGGTTGATGATTTGTTGCGTTGTACGAGCACAGATCAAAACCTTATTGAGGTTATTAGATCCATCAACTAAACCATCGACAACATTTGTACTCTTGCAGTTATCAAGAGTTTCCAACAGATTTTCACAGTCATCAGCAAATACAACCTTACGACCTTTGATCATAGGCAACTGCTTGACTACAACTTTAGGTGGCAGAATGTAACCACCTTCGATCAACTCAGGAGCAGGAACATTAATCAGAACCTGACCATAAACATCGGTGTCATTCATGCCAGGTTTGAATACCGTCAGCGAATGTTTGGGAGTCGCAGTAAAGAAATAGCAACGATCTGCCTCGTTAGAGAAGAACTCTGTGGAGGGGAAAAAGTTACGCTTTACGCTGTTGTGTGCCTCGTCAAAGTATATGTTGTTGACCTCAATGTCTGCTGCCTGAATACGAGGCAGAGAATTGTAGGTAGTGAAGATGATGCAGTTCTCACCTACATCGCGGGCACAGTTTGCAAAGAGATGAATCTTTTCTGGATTTGTAGTGGAATAGTGATGAGTTTCACCACTATGAACGTGCATCACATGGGTGTATGTGGTGGATACCAACTCAAGAAACTCACTGCAAAGTTGCTCTGCAAGGAGAATACGAGGAGCAACAACAACTGTAGTAATACCAACAGGAATTGCCTGCTGATGAATAGTGTCCTGAATCATAGTGATAGTTTTGCCACCACCAGTGGGAACAATGATCTGACCTTTGTTGTGCTTCAGCATCGCATCACATGCGCGACGTTGATGAGGGCGAAGGTTCATAGTTTCGTGTCAATAACCATAATATACAGCAATTTACCACCCCAGTCAAGGGATGGTGGACAGTTCATGTAACTGGCACATCAGCATGGTAAGATTCTTCCTAAGATTCCACCTGTAACAGCACCAATGGTAGTGTTTCTAATAGTATGCTTTGACTTTTTACCACCACCAATGAAGTAACCAGCGACAGATCCACCTCCTGCACCCAATCCCATGCGAGCAAGTTGATCGCATCGACCGCCACGTTGTGCTGGTGGTTGATTGTTAATGATTACGGGTTGTTGTTGCTGTTGTGGATATTGTTGCTGATATTGTTGTGGATAGTAATTGTTTTGTTGATGATAACCATGGGATACATGTGTAGCATGTGGCATATCACATGGGACTTGATGATTGGTCTGAACAATTCTTGCAGAGACCCAATTACCCGATTGATTATAGTGACCAGGGATCACTCTTTCAGTTCTTCGATAATTTTTACACTCATAAGTTGTGGTTTCTAAACCATAAGCATGAGCAGCAGTTGGTGTCAAGAATGGAACGGCAATCGCCAGAGCAATAAGAGATTTCATAGTAAAGGTGTCAGTATGTGAATAGTATAGCACACACAGAGACACCCCTACAAGCGTCTCTGTGCCTGTTAATTAGTTGTCTTGGTCCTCCTGTACCTCCACTGCTTTTTTCTCAACTCGTGGACCTTTCTGGACCAAATTGTTTTCATAAAAATACTTTACTCGCTCACGACGTGCTTGCATCAGCATGTCATATTGTTCCTGTTGATCCTTCGTGAATCGAAAATCTTGAACCTTCCAAGTAGCACGAAGCTCTTGGAGATGTGGCAGGACGTTTACAGTTTCGGTCATCATACAGTCAGTTCAGTGTTGTTGAATTCGTCGAGTTGGATGTTCATCTGAGACTCATTCTCTTCCAGTTCAGTGAGGTCGAAGATCTCACCTGGCATGTCCTGAATCTCACTCCAGAGGTCGTCCATGTGGTTCGTTTGTTTGACTCTTTTAATATACATGGGATTGGTGGTCTGTGCAAGTTTAGTGGACAGTTATCGTAGTGTCACATGAACACTTCCACTCCGATGGGTTCACCAAAACTATAATCATACTTTAAAGCATTAGCACACACATAATGAGGATGATCTATTGGAACACCCAATCTTTCACACATTTCTTTATGATTATCCTCCATCAGTTCTACTGCATATAACATATTATCTACAACATAATTAACAGAATGATACTTAACTAAATCATCTCTTAATGCAATTATAAAATTACCATTACCAGCAGCATTATCTAAAAAAGTAGAATCTGGATTCTGTCTTATATTTAAAGGTATTTCATTCACCATTTCAATACACAATTCCATAGGAGTGAATACCTCTCCTGTTAAATCTATACGTTCATCAGATCTCTCAATATCAGATCCTACTATTTGATTATGTTTATTCTTCATCAGCAACTTTAGAACTAATATATGTCATTTGCATTTCACTAAGAATCTTAGGTAAAGAAACTATAGGAAGATCTCTAATTTTACTTGTTATTCTATCATTAACCTTTAATTCATTAATAATCCACTTGTATTCTGGAGTATTAACATAAGAAAAAACTTTTTCTACCTCTTCTTTAGAATTGCATCTATGTGTCCATGTACTTCCTGTTGCTGCCATCTTATCATCTATCCAAAATTTTACTTTATTATAATCACCCGATCCAATAAATTGTGGAATAAAAACTCTCCACACACCATAATCTTTGCCCTTAAAACGAGAATATTTAATTTTATTATTATTAGCAACTGGATAAGGATGTTCTTCATCAGGACTATCAATCAATTCCTTTGCCCATTTTATCGGATCACCTTTCCTTTTTAAATCCTTCTCAATTCTATCATAATCATAACGATTAGATTGATTAAAAGTAAGTTTATCTCCATCATAATTAAATAAAGTTTCCATAATACTATCAAACATAGAATCATCTGAAATATAATTTACCTTCTGACTAGCAATGACTCTACCATCATTGATAGAAACTCTTCCTTTAGAGAATGTATTAGTGGCAACCCACCTACAAATTTTAATACCGACATTAAAATAATCATCTGCACTAAAATCAACTTTCTCAAGATTATATGGTGCTTTATCTCCTAAAAATAGATTGGTAAACTTTTCACTACCACTCACAATAGTTGTAGGAGTAACACCCGAATATATTCCACCATTTTTTAATAAAGAAAAACCAAATACAGTAAATTGTTTCCATAAAGGATTATCTGAACTACCTTTCCTATCCCCCTCTCTCTTGTCTTGATAGGGAGAATTAGTGAGAACTACATCAAATTTCATGTCTTTATGGTTGGTAAGGTTTAATATTTTTTTATCATTTTTTATTACATCAAATACAACACAATTAGGAATAAGTTCTGTTAAATGTGACTTAAACCAAGAATAATACTCAGCACAGAATATATTTACATCAGGATACTTCTTTTTAAGTGCATAAGGAATAGAACCACTTAGGGCATTTATAACAAGAAAGTTTCTTTTACCTTCATTATACTTCTTATCTATTTCTTCGTCAAGAATCATCTCATTTGCAAGTTTCATAGGTAAGTAAACAAGTCCCATGTTTCTCTTTTTATCTGTATCAATAAAGATATAATCATGTACTTCTTCAAATGGTCTATCATTATATGCCTGTTTCTTCTCCTTTAAAAATTTAGTGAAAAATTTAAATACACTCTCATTCATAATTATAGATCTTGCTATATTTAAAGGATATGAGTCAAACATCAACTTCATTTCCTCAGTAGCAAGAACCTCCAATGGATCATAAGTCTTATTAGTATAAGAAACCCATGCCATTTCAATACCAATAGATATAAGTAATTCTTTAACTTGAGTTATTACATTACTGGTAGGATTTACTCCTACTCCAGATGGAATAGTATGCTTTACTTTAGACTTATTAGGATCACTAACTGAGATCTGATTTGGACTTGGAATTTGAGTCTTATGTTTACCCAATTTCTTTAAATCTATTGTATTAAAAAAAGATGGAGGAACCTCGGATAAAGCATTAAGAAGAGCATTTGTATTAGGTCTAGGACTACTAATAGATCTATAATACTCTTGAACCTGAGATATAATATCTTCAGCAGTCACTACTGTTGGTTTAGTGCTATTAAGAGGATACTTAGTAAAAGGAATAGATTCTAAGTATTCAACTTGACTCTCACCACTCAGAGTTGAACTCTTTCTTGCAGCAATTCCTAATGCCAACTCAACCTGATTACCTGGACAATGATTATATAATGCAACTTGTTTTTTGTCCTTATATATTCTAATCATGCGACCAATTAACTGAGATAACTCAGTAGGACTTGAAATCTTATCAAATAAACTAATATGACTCATTTGAGGAATATCTGTGCCTGTAGTAAATTTACGGCAGGTTAAAATATTAACAGCAGGATATTTTTCTAAAAGTTTATTCACGCACTCTTCAAGTGTTAATTTAAGTCTCTTAGACATTTCTTCCAGACTCCACGCATCAATAAAATGTCTTGTTTTAATACGTTGATTAAGAGCCTTGGCAAGATCAGGATACTTATCTGCTGCTCCATCTCCATCTTCACCAGAAGGTAGAACATCTAATGAAACTTTCTTGTCAGCAAGATTAACATTTAAATAATTTCTCTTCTTAGGCAATACCTCATCATACTTACGAATATATGTTTCTACAATATCTTCAATATAAACATATGCACCATTATCATCACGAACAAACCATTTACGAGGATCATACCCCTCTTCAATATCATATGCTGCTTTAATCTTATCACTTAACCCTGCAAATGGTGTCTCATAAGATTCAATGGCAATCTCAGGAAGTCCAGTATATTCTCTATGCTTTGATCCCCATAATAAATCACGATTAACTATAGTATCTTGACGATAAGTATCAAGAAAATTATATGGAGTAGCACTAAGATCAAGAATAGCAGATGCCTTTAAACAATCAAGAAGAGTAGAAGTTCTCTCTCCACGATAAAACTTATGACCCTCATCTCTCACCCACAGGTCAATCTTACCATTTAATTTATTATACTTATCTCTAATTTTTGAATCACCATTCTTATCATCATAAAAAAGATCTTGTGCAGTAAGTAATAGAAAAACTACCTCACCATCCTTAGTCTTTGACTTTATATCTACCAGTGAATTGCTATTCCAATCTTTAACAGTAATATAACTATATTTCTGTTCTCTAGTAGCACCTACATCAATATCATTTAGATTTTTAATAAAAGAACTTAAAGTATCGGGAATAGGAGTAGTAACTAATACTAATCCACCTTTCTTTCTACTATTAAAATATCTATGGACTGATACCAAACCAATAAGAGTCTTACCAATTCCAGTATATCCAGCAAATAAACATTTACCATCCTTTAATAATATATCAACAATCTCTTTTATTGCATCCCCTTGACCAAATCTAGGACGAAATGGAATCCTTGTATTAAAATATTGTGAGATTCCATGATGTTCTTTAACACACTTAATAAGTGTTGGTAAATCCCGTGTAATATTAAAGTTAAGTAATGCCTCAGGATTCTCACCCTCAATCTTATTTCCAAGATGACACGCACCAAAAGTAATTGCACCTCTCTTGTTAAGATTATCAATAGACTCTCTTAAAGAGTTATCATACTGTCTTAACTTATTGGGATCTTTATCAAAAACAAAATAAGCAGCAATTTCTATATTTTTATCATTAGCAGATAATTTTCCAGCATACCTATCCTTTATTGCTTCTTGTGGTGTTTTCCCTGTTCCTTCAGTAACCTCTCCTAATTTACCAGTTACAAATAAGTAGTAAACACCATGACCAGGCAAAAGAAGACCCTGATAAGTATTGGATAGAATAATCTCTTGCGTATTTTCAAAGGTGACTCTTAATGCCATCACAAAATCATTGTTGTTATTTTAATAATATATGAAAATTCTCCCTAATGGGAGATTAGTGGACAGTTATCGTAGTGTCCACCGCACTCAGATTTTTCTTTACATGTTCCTCCCAGAATACAGCATCTTCAATCTTCATAAAAGTTGCAGTTTGTTTTGAGTAACCCTTTTTCTTGGGTTTGAGATAGTTCACTTGGTACATCATGCCAGTGTCTTAATACTCCAGATACAATAAAAACATTAGTAACCAAGTAAGAAATAAAAATAATGGTGCGTATGATAGCAACCCAATCATCATAATCCTCTGTCTTGGTGTCACTGAAACTTCCTAGTGAATACTTCCATATCTTCCAAAGTCTTACCATACTTATTCTTGCGAGTATGAACATACTCTAATTCACCCCATTGATAATGAAAACAACAAAGAAGAGTGTGAATATATTTGTGCTTCTCTTGACGAGTATATTCACAATTAGGTTTGGGTTTCACACCAAGTTCAATCGTAATATAATCACTGCTCTTAAAATAAACCCACCCTTTATGATTTCCCCAGATTACATAGTCATCAACTTGCGGGTCATCCATACAATGCTGCCTCCAATGGATTCAGGTTCAACTGCATCGCAGTATAGTTCCTAGTATCAGCAATGTCTACCTTATTTCCGTGCTTGGTGGAGTTAATAGGCGCGTAATAGCATTTCTTTTTTCCATCATAGAAACCCCAGATGGTTCTAACTGGATCAGAAGTGTAGCTAAAAAAAGAATGGTTCCGCAACCATATAGCAATAAGATTGCGTTTGAATGGATGAACTTCATACGAATAACCTTTAGGTGGTGTGTGAGGAAAATCAGGGGGCAGTTCGAGTTGGTTCATCATCAATGCACAGGGATTCATAATCTGGATACATTGTAGCAACAATATAGGTGGCGAGTGCTTGTGTGGGTGCCACTACATAGACCTCCACATAGTAACACTGAATGTCGTCTCCGGGAGTATCTTGCATAGCAAGTTCTACACTTGCCTTCCATACATGTCCTTTTTTAAGGTGTTCATCCCACCCTACAGTCATGTCAGGTTTCATCATTTTTTATGTCAAGTGTGTGCCTAGGATTAAACTTTTCTTCCGCAAATGGTTGTGATGGTGTGAACGGACTACGGGAGAGATTTTTGATGATAATGAAGGCATCCTTGTTGTATTTCCGTGTACCAATAGGAGATTGCCACTTCTTATTATACTCTTCTCCCACATCAATACCTGAAACCTGAGTACCACCAATTTCAACTACTACATCATCATAACAATCCCAACCCAATTTTGATATTGTGTCGGTAACTTCTGATGATACTGTTTTCATTACAGCACATGCTTTTCGATATGCTGGAAGTTCTGAGGACAAAACTCTTTCCTCTGGGTCAAGTTTACCATTCATGTTGTGAACTGCTCCACGATTTCGGACGTAACATCTTCTGCAAGTGCATAAGTTGGTGCCTTTAGAATGTTTTCACGCAGACGACTATAATAGTCATCATTCAAGTTTTCATCTTCAGAAGCGATAAGATCAAAACATTCCTCATCACTCTCTGCGACAACATTCCATATACCACCATACTCTGAACGGGGAAATGGAATAAAATGGTCAACAATGTAGAGATACTTAGTCATCGTCTCCGGGTGATTGCTCCTCAAGTTTAATAGATTCTTCAACAAAAGTCAAGTTTGTAAGTTGTCGTTTCAGTTCATAAAGAACAGTTGATAAATGACGGTGCATGTATTGTTCATAAGGATTGTCCTTATTCAGACTGATTATATTTTCTGTTTGCATGATAGCAAGCAAGAGTTTTTCTTTGTCAGTCATTAGAGAAACTCTGCGATGTAGTAATCTACAGTGATTTCAAGTTTTGCTGCTTCCTCCTCACACTCAGCAATAAAATCATCAATCATACGATCAACTTGTAGATGTTTGCGGTCGTCGTTATAATCAATCATACTGCAAGTGCTCCAGTAGGAATTTCAGTGAGTTCAGGTTCTTTATCATTAAACTCATTCATATCATAGCACACCCACTCACCCTTGCGGAAGATGTAAGCATATTCTTCACCATCAGACAGATACTCTTGAAGAGTGTTATCAAGACGAGGGGCGCAATCTTCACCACGTTGCGAATAGTATTGAGGACCATATTGCTCAACTTCAACATTTTCAGTCACATATTCTGCGACTTTCTTACCAGTCCAGCGATCCTTTGTCCATGCACTGGACATATCACCACCATCAATCAGCTCTGCTGCTTGTTCACGGGAGTTGTAATGTGTGGTGAGAATACGACCCAACCACTGCGGATAACCATCCCAATGGTGATAGGCAGACAGGATAGAACCATCTGTGAGTTCGATACCGATGCGGGAGCGGGTTGCCATGAGTGGTTTGTTTCTGACTCTTATAGAATACAGCAGATCGGACCAGTTGGCAAGGATAGTGGACACTTCATCCACCGTCCATCTGGCACCCTACCAGCGCACCACCGACGATGCCTGTCGGTATTGCCCACAATCTACCCTCTTTACGTGACAGTGCGGCACCTATTCCACCGCCAGCAATACCACCTAAAATAGAACCTTCAATGCAGGAATTGTCATCAACTTTATCTACATTAGGATGTGGGTCTTCGTATCTAGGGAAAGAACGAGGAGTAGACTGAGGCATGTAGATTCCTCCATTATTATTTTCGCAAGGAACTCGTACTTTCTTCTTATATGACTTCACATAGCCTGGATTTCTTGCTGTACCAGGAACATACTCCTCTCTATATTCGGTCTTAAAACATTTCTCTTCTCGTGCAAATCCACCACTAGACTTATACCCTGTCGCGGGACCAGCAAGCACGGGTGCAGATGTAGCACCAATGAGAAGTAGTGATGCTAAGAATTTCATTCGTAGTTCTCCATTTACAAAGTATCATACATTAAAAAAGGGAGACCGTCAAGTCTCCCTTATACTTATTCAGACAGGGCAGAACCCTTTCGCCAAGCAACAGGTTTTTCACTTTCTCTTGCTTGTCTTACAAGATGTTCGGCAAAATCTTCTAACTTATCGGGATGAATTGCCTGGATTCCTGCTTGCTTAACAGCAATTTTCATTGATGCAATCTCATTTTTCTTGAGTTTCTTGTTTTTTGGCAAGGTCATAGGCAATCTCCGTAAAAGTGTGAATATGCTAACATATCCATTCATCACTATCTATAAATTTTAGGTTCTCTTCAGGTTGCTTCGTATAACTTAATACCGATTAGGAATTTGACGATATATTGCTGAAATAGGAGTTAATGGTTCGATTTGATCCATCTCTTCCCATACAGCACGAAGATCTGTAGTAGTCCAGGATTTTTCTTCTACACTATTCCAGAAATCTTCCCAGTCCTTATCATTGGCATTAGTTATCACTATTCGCTGCCTCCTTGTCCTCCTTCTCTTGTCTCTTGATGCGCTTTTTTACCATCTTTGCAAATCGTACATCCTCAGTAGTATACCAATCAGGATGCTTTTTTGCACGTTTGATAATTTTCTTAGCTGCTTTTTTATCCTCCATGTGTATTAATATGAACACTATAGAGGTATTTATTAGTAGAGTTCGTCTTCTTTCTCAGTCTCAATCACACAGTCAGATGTAGGATAGGATACACATAGCAGGGCAAATCCTGCTTCAATCTGATCATCATCCAGGAATGATTGATCACTTTGGTCAATCGTACCAGAGTCAATCCGACCAGCACAGGTTGAACAAGCACCTGCTTTACAGGAGTATGGCAGATCAACTCCTGCCTCTTCTGCTGCTTCTAAAATATATTGGTCTTCTTCACATTGAATGGTATTGGTTTCACCATCAGGAGAAACAAGTGTCACAGAGTATGCCATCGTCAATCTTTATGCTGAGTAATATTATATATTACAGGGTGTATATTGTCAATCTGTTCCTGTAAGTTTATGTTGATTTCAGAAACAATTTGCTTGAGTTGATCATTTTCTACCTCAAGTTCTTCAACTCTTTTCTTCAGTTCGATTATCTTTTCTGCAAGTGCGAATGCACCTCTATCTTCTTTTTTTGTAGGGGCAAAAAACCACTCAAAAAACTTATTCATTAGAACGCCACTCTTTTCTCATCTCTTTGTATGTAGGGTCGTATGCAGCCAAATCTCGCATTTCCTTAAAAATTGTAGCACTCTTTGCTTTTGTATTTGTTCTCCAATCTGACTCTTGGGGTCGGACTTTACCAGACATTTTATCGTACTTCCTTCCACTGGAATGATTAGCATAACGACGCGCTCTTGTAAAACCCATTTCCAAGAATTTCCGCGCCATGTCCATACCAATGAAGTCTCGTTGGTTCTTAAATCGACAGAACATTTTGTATATCGTATCAGCAGATTTGCGAGCAGTAGGTTCATCTACAAATCTCCAATGAGCACAAATGTCGTCTGTATAAGGGCGTACCAATAAAACCCCTTGTTCTCCCCTTCCAATACGATAAAGTTTGCGAATTTTTGCAT